AGATTGGATATTTGAACATTTTAAAATACTAACGAAGTATGATGTTAAAGCCAAATTAACACCATTTGAATTTTATGATTATGCAGTAGAACTTAAACAAAAACACGGATTAGAAACTGCAAGTATTGATAGCTGGAAAGATTTAAGCCATCCATATAACGAGTATGGTGGTTACGCACAATATTTAGAAGTTGTATTGCCTTATAGAAACCAAATAGCAGAAGACAATAATCTACACTTACATACAATTATTCATCCTAAACTAACTGAAAAGGTAAACGGAAAACGTGAAATCCCAAATCCATATAGTCTAAAAGGTGGCTCGGAATGGTTTAATAGTGGCAAGTGTATGATAACCGTACACCGTGAAGATTTAAGCTACAACCAAGCAATAATAAACTTTAATAAGATTAAGCCACGTTCAGTTGGTAACATCGGACAATTAGAGTTATGGTTTGATAAAGAAAAGTTCCTATATTATGAACAAGATAATCCTGCACCAAATGTTTATAATAAGATTTACGCACAAGAAAGATGAAAGTAACCGATAAAATAGAAATTACTAACGAAGACAATATGGCTTTAATGTCAAGGTATGAAGATAACTACTTCGACTTGGCAATAGTAGACCCGCCCTATGGATTAGGTAAAAAGACAACAAGCGGAGGAAAGAACAAAAGCAAAGGTGGGAAAAACTATCAAGCCGTAAAATGGGAAAATCACTTATGGGATGACGAAATCCCTAAAGACGAATATTTTAAAGAACTAATCAGAGTATCTAAAAACCAAATTGTTTGGGGTGGTAATTACTTTCCTTTTCTTTGGAGTGTTGGATGCAGGGGTTTGATTTGTTGGGATAAAATGGTTTATTTACCTACTATGAGCCAAATTGAATATGCTTGGTATTCAAAAGACAAATTACCGAATTTAATAAAGATAGATAACAACCAAATAAACAGACTACACCCAACACAAAAACCAATTAAACTTTACGAGTGGCTTTTAATGAACTATGCAAAAGAAGGCGATAAAATACTTGATACACATTTAGGTAGTGGTAGTATTGCTTTAGCTTGTCATAATTTAGGCTATGAATTAACTGCGTGTGAACTTGACAAAGAATATTACGATGCTTCAATAAAACGAATTAATAACCATATTTCACAACAAAGATTATTTTAAAAACACGAATAATGGATACTTTAGAAATATTAAAAGCAAAGATAAACCTACAAACAACTATTATAAAGTTTACAAGTAGCATAGAGGAGTTACAAGCAAAGCATCCAGAACGTAAAGACCTAATAGATTCAATGTTAGATTCACTTGAAGACATCAGTCAATTTCAATCCGTGTTTGTGCAGTTTGAAGACCAATATCTTTTAGAATGTAAAAGTAATTTACGTTTGCAAATGGTTATAAGTGAACAAAAACACGAATTAGATAAATTAAATATTTTAGTAAAAAACTTAAAAGAGGGTATATAATGCCACGATGTAAAAACTGCAAAGAGAAATTTGAAGTAAAACACTTCAATCAAAAGTATTGTTTTAAAACTGACTGCATCAAAGTATGGGTAGAAACGGCAAAAGTAAAGAACTGGAAGAAAGAAAAAAAGAAATTGAAAGAAGAATTAGAAACGGTGCAAAGCTTAACTAAAAAAGCACAGGTGTACTTTAATGCATACATAAGAGCAAGAGATAATGGTAAACCTTGTGTGAGTTGTGAAAAGCCATTAGGCAGTAAATTTGATGCAGGACACTATTTCAGTACAAGCCACAAGAACGTAACATTTAATGAGATGAACGTCCACGGACAATGCGTATTTTGTAACCAACACCAACACGGAAATTTACTTAATTATCAAATCGGTATAGAAAAACGAATAGGTGGCGAAGAACTAATAAAATTACACGAAGAAGCACACAAGATAAGAAAGTATACAAGAGAAGAATTAAAAGCGATCATTGAAGAATACAAACAGAAAAAGAAAAATGTCGGAAAGTGATTTGTTTGAGTATTTAAAAAAGTATTGGCACGATTTAGAAATGAGCAAAGACAAATATTCTAAACACGATTGCTTTAGTCATTCCAGAAAAACACGAATAGAATTAAAATGTAGAAACAAACACTACAATGATTTAATGCTTGAAAGAAGTAAATACATTTACTTAATGGTAAAACATATCTTATACGATGAAATACCCTTATATATAAACTATACGCCACAAGGAATATATTGCTTTGATTTAAGAAAAGTTAAAACGGATTGGATCATAGATAATAAGATGCCAAAAACTACAGAGTTTAAAAACACGGAAAGAACACAAAAAGAATATTGTCTATTAAGTATATACAAAAGTCGAATAATTTAGTTATATTTGTATAAACAAAAAATAAATAATGTTATGAAAGACACAGTAATTGGAAGACTGGCTAAAATCCAGCAAGAACTAAAAGCACCAAAGAATCAGTTTAACAAATTTGGTAACTACAAGTACAGGAGTTGCGAAGATATACTTGAAGCCGTTAAGCCACTATTAAATGGTTTGGCACTTAACTTAACTGATGAGGTTAAAGAAGCAGCAGGATATATGTATGTAGAATCTACTGCAATGATTACAGACGGCACAAAGATGCAAGCAGTAAAAGCACAAGCAGGAATTGATCCTAATCGTAAAGGAATGGATATTGCACAAGCGTTTGGTAGTTCATCAAGTTATGCAAGAAAGTACGCATTGAACGGATTGTTTTTGATAGACGATACGAAAGACGCAGACACGACAAACAAGCACGATAAAAACGAAGTAAAGAAAGAGAAGCTATCTAAAAAACGATTTGAAGACGCATTGAAAGCGTTACAAGATGGCAAGATAAACAAAGCCAAGTTAGAAGAGTTTGATTTATCGCCTTTACAAGTTAAAGCTTTAGAGTTATGTTGAAGATTAGATGTTCAGCACTTGGCAAAATAATGACCAATAGTAGAAGCAAGTCCGAAGTATTGAGTAAGACTTGCAAGACCTACCTACAGGAATTAGCCATTGAAGAAATGTACGGAATACGCAAAGAATTTTCAAGCCGTTATACAGACAAAGGAAACCTTGTAGAAGATGAAAGTATTTCATTAGTACAAGAAGTTTTAGATTTTGGATTGATGTATAAAAACGAAGAACATTTTAACAATGATTTTCTAACAGGTACGCCAGATGTAAACACGGACACAATACTTTTAGACGTTAAGAGTAGTTATGATGCTACAACGTTTCCATTCTTTGCAGAAGACATACCAAACAAAGACTACTATTATCAGTTGCAGGGCTATATGGCGCTCTGTAACAAACGCAAATCAGTTCTTGCATATTGTTTAGTCAATACACCAGAAGAAATAGTAGAGGATGAGGTAAGACGTGAACATTGGAAGAGTCACTTAATAGATGAGTCTGAAGAGTTAAGAGCAGACGTAGAAGCCAAGCACAACTTTGACCATATACCAACAGAAAAACGAATCAAGACGTTTGAAGTAAGATATGACAAAGACGTAATAAAAGCCATCTACGATAGAGTAAAAGAGTGCAGAGAATATTACAAAACATTAATAGAAGATGGGCAGACGTAAATTATCAGATACAGAGAAGAGAAATGAATTGATTGTTGTAAGAACAACAAGAAGAGAAAAGATAGTAATAAAAGCATTAGCTAAAAAGAATCAAATGAAAGTTAGTGAGTATATTCTCAAGAAAGTAAAAACAAATAATGTAAAATTGTTTAATCAATAAATAAATAAGTTATGGAACAGAAAAACAACACAGGAGCAATCTTTAAAAACGATTACAAAAAAACGGATTCGCATCCAGATTACAAAGGCAAGGCACTAATTGATGGTGTAGAGAAAGAAGTGGCACTATGGCTAAACGAATCTAAAAGTGGAACAAAGTATTTTAGTGCAAAGTTTAGCGCACCTTATCAAGCCGAAGTAGAGCAAGGAGGTATTCAAGCAGATAACAAGGCAAAAGAAGCTATGAGGTCAACATCGGATGACCTACCATTTTAAGTAGCGATTAATTTGTATGAGGAAGCCATCTTAACAGGTGGCTTTTTTCATTTAACATCATTTGATATTATTATGTATCAATAAATTGGGTAAAGAATAGGGGAAGAAATAGGGGAAATAATTTTAATATATTTATGTAATGCCTATATATAAAGGGATAGAGATAAAAAAGTTATGGTTCAACGTGGACAACGACTAAAGTCATTAGTTATCAACAACTATCAGTTTAAAACTTCGTCTTTATAGTGTTAAAAAATAATCACTACATTTGTTTAGATACTAATCAATGAACTGGCTTAAAGAGGTTGCAAAGTTTCACGCTGACTATTTGAGAATCGTACAAAGCTACGGAGAAGATTTCTACGCCGAAGATATCGTTCAAGAAATGTACATAAGATTACACAAGTATGCAGATAGAGAAAAGGTCATACAAAAAAACGGACAACTTAACAGAGCCTACATACATTTTACTTTAAGAAACATATTTAAAGATTTGACAAAAGAACGAAACAAGCACCAGATGGTTAATATAGAAGAACGTAAAGACATTGGCGTAACTTATGACTATATATCAAAAGAAGAAGCTTTCAGTAGTATGATTGGAAGAGTAAAAGAAGAAGCTGAAACTTGGCATTGGTATGATGAAATGTTGTTTAAGCATTATTTTGATAGTGGAATGAGTATGCGAGAACTTGCTGATGAAACACGAATAAGCACAAGTAGTATTTTTCAAACAATAAAATACTGCAAAGG